AGGACGGTGACGCCCAGCGGCACGTCCTGGCCGTTGCCGTACACGTACGTCACCGCGTGCCACCGCCTTCCTGCCGGTCAGCGGCGGCGCCGCTGGGTGTGGTGGGCGCGGTGCGCGTACTTGTGCTTGCGGTGGTGCGCGGCCTTGCGGTGGTGTCCGGCGGCTCGGCGGTGCTTGACGTGCTTGCGGTGCTGGATGTGCCGGTGCCCGGCGATGTGGTGCTTGCGGTGGTGGATCACGTGCTTGCGGTGCGAGGCGCGCCGTTTGCGGTGCGCTGAGCGGCGGGCGTGGTGCAGTTGGCGGCGCACGTGCCGCCGGTGCGCGGCGTGCGTGCGGTGAGCCAGGTGCTTGCGGCGGCGGTGCTGCGCGGTTTTCAGCCGCCGGATGCGGCGCGCCTTGTGCAGGCGGTGCGCCTTGCGGCCCCTCTGCAGGTGCTTGCGCGGATGCAGCCGTGGGCCGCGCGGGTGCTTCGGGTGGTGCCGGCGGCCCTTGGCGTGGTGGTGCGAGTGCAGCCGGCGGCGCCGCTCCGTGTGAGCGTGGTGCGGGCCTCGGTGGTGGCGCCCGTGCAGGACCCGGTGCTGGTGGCGGACCTTGCGCAGGTGCTGGGTGAGAGCGTTCTGCCCGTAACCCGCCATGGCGGAGGCTTACTGGGCGGGCGGCGGGGTGGCGGTGCGCGGCGCGGCCGCGGCCTTCGTGGTGCGGCCCTTGCCGCTCTTCTCCTGCGCGCCGTCGCCCTGGTCCACGACCTGGTCGGCGGGCTCGGTGCCGGTGCGCGGCTTGCCCAGGTCCGCGAGGCGCCGCTTCGCCGCGGCGTAGTGCTTCTTGGCGTCGCCGGCTTCGTCGTCCGCGGGCTGGAAGGCGTCGAAGTGGGGGCGCACGGCCTGGATCTCCGCATCGATGTCGTCGGTCGGCCGGCCCGCGCGCATGGCGCCCTCGCGCTCGTCGAGCAGTCCGGTCAGGTAGTTCGCGTGGTTGTGCACGCGCGGCTCGCCGCCGGTCGCCTCGTTCAGGCGCTCACCGCGGTCGGCCGCGGCCAGGCGCCGCTTGACCGCGGAGACGTGCTTGCGCTGCGCCTCCTCGTCGACGCCGGACGGCTCGAAACCCTCGAGCGCCTCGCGCTGCGCGTCGATCTGCTCGTCGATCTGCGCGACCAGTTCGTCATCGCCCGTTCGTTCGGCGCTCTCGAGCTCGTCGAGCAGGCCGGCCACGAGGTTCGCGGGGTTGGACATGGGCGGGTCCTCTCAGGATGCGATGACGGAGAACGTGAAGCTGGGTGTGGTGCCGGTGATGGTCCACACGATCTGGCAGTACAGGCCCTTGACCGTGAGCTGTTTGGCGACGGTGCCGGCGGCGGTGATGGCGGTGAAGGTGTCGCCGCCGCCGTCGGGCGGCCCGAAGTTGGTCCCGTCGTTGCTCCACTGGACCGATAGGGTCATCGACGGCGTGGTGCCGGATACCGCGGTGACGTTGACTTCGAGGTCGAGCACCGACTGGTCGCCGAGTGCGAGCGCCCCGGTGTTGCCGGTGCTCGTGCGTGCGGCGGAGCTGACGAGGGTGAACGGTCCGGAAGCCATCCGGCTGCTCCTTCCGTGGTCGTGAAAGGCGGCCGGACGGCCTGCGGAGAGTCGGGGCTAGAGGACGTTGCCGGCGACGTCGAGCACGGAGAACGTGAAGCTGGGGGTGGTGCCGGTGATGGTCCACACCAGCTGCATGTACGGCGCGCGGACCGTGATCGTTTTGGTGACGTTGCCGGTCGTGGTCACGGCGGCGAACGCGTCGGTGCTGGCGTCGTTGTTGCCGAAGTTGGTTCCGTCGACGGACCACTGGATCGACAGGGTCATCGACGGGCTGGTGCCGGAGGCTGCGGTGACCTCGAGCTCCAGCTCGAGGCTCGCGGCGCCGGAGCCGAGGGCGATCGCGCCTGAGTTGCCTGTCGCGGTGCGGGCCGCCGAAGCGACCAGGGTGTTCGCGGCCATCGCCGCCTCCTTCGGGAGTGTGCGGGCAAACGAAAGTGGACCAGCCGGTTGGCTGGTCCACTTGGTGTCGGCGGCCGCCGACGGTGGCGGTCGGCGCTCAGAACAGTGCGGTTGGTTCGAACTTCAGATCTTCGGGAATTACGACAGGTTTCCGAGCGTGTGAGTCTAGGTAGCGCGCGGCAGTGCGCAGCAGCCGGGAATCGTCGCCGAACTGGCCGAGACCGCGGTTGCAGCGGCCACAGAGGATTCCGCGCACATGGCCCGTATCGTGATCATGGTCGGTGTGCCATTGCTTGCCGCGCTTCGTTGTGCGGCAGATCGCGCATCTACGTCCTTGTGATTCGAACAGTGCTTCCCATTGGGCCTCTGACAGTCCGAACCGACTCTGCAGGTGCCAGCCCCTCGCGCGGCCCGTCCCCCAGCCCTTCGGGCGTTGGCGATGAAGCTGATCGTAGATCTCCTGCCAGGCTTCTCGGCAGGTAGGACAGCGCTTCGGCTTCGGCCCCATTCCACTATGTTCGAACATTGACGAGCAGTGCCCGCATGTGAGGACGTGGACGGGTCTCGGCCGTCGCTTCGCATCGTGGGTGCGCTGGCTTTCGCGTCTACGAATGATTCGGCAGCCGTCGCACCACTTGGCGCTGCTGTACTTCGGGACGGTGAACGGTTGGGTGCATTGCTGGCATATACGCTCGGGCACGTTGGCACTTCTCCGTGCGCGGAGGGGTGTTGGCAGGGCCCCGACGTTTGGCCGTCGGGGCCCATTTCGTATCCAGAGCGTATCGGTCTGGTCTGACAGTGTTAGCAGTGCTGGTGGGCGGTATCAGAACGACGGGGTGACCGCTCCGGTGCCCGTGATCACGCTGGTCGAAGGCGCGTACCGAGCGGGCTGGAAGGAAGCGTAGTTATAGAGCCTGACGAATACACTCATGTTCTGGGCGTAGGTCTGCGCGAATGCCTCGGCGCGGATCTCGCCTTCCCAAAGCCACAGGTCGTCGGCCTTGGTGACGATGATCGAGTCCTGGTTGGCGCCGGTGCCCCCGTTCGTGGGAATCAGGGCATCGACATACGCTGGGAGGCCAAGCATCGAGCCAACGAGGCCTTCGGAGACCTGCTCGTCGAGGTTGGCGAGCATCTGGAACGCGCCTCCGGCGGCGGGTACGACGAGCGGGCGGCCGTTGTTGTCGACCTGCGACTCTGCCCAGGCCCACCGCACCGGGTGCATGATGATCGCGGTCGGCGGGAGAAACCGCTTCGTGTGGATCTGCTGTAGGCCGTTGGCGACCTTCGGGTACATGCCGCCCGGGCCACCGAGGGCCGGGGTGGTCTGGGTCCAGGTGACCGAGTTGGTGCCGGACAGCGTGAGTAGGCCGGTTGCCTGCCCGGACGAGCCGGAGCCGGAGAGCACCTGCGTGTTGAGCTTGACCGCGTAGTCTGCGGCCAAGTCCTGCAAGATGATCTCGTCGATGTTCAGCGGCGACTGCTCCATGAGCTGCAGGGACACGGTCTGGCCGCCGGCGACGGTGATGACCGGGCTGGACACCGACGTGGTGGTCATGTCGGTGTTCTGGATAGCCGAGTTCTGCGAGGACACCGGCGCCGTCGCGGTGCCCGTGTTGATCTTCGGGATGTTGATGCTGTCGGTTCCCGGGGGGACCACGCCGCGGCGGCACAGGTTCGCGGTGATGCGGCCGGCGCGCGCGTACTTGACGTAGTCCTCTTCCAGCCACAGGGGCGGCACGAATTCGCCGCCCTGGTTGTTCGTGGTGGAGATCGCGCGCTGCTTCTTGGCGTCCGCGACCATCGCGTTGTTGCGCTGCAGGCGCTCCAGGGCGTCGCGGTCGCCGCGCTTGTTGAACAGCCACAGGTCGCGGAAGAACTGGGTCTCCACGTTGCCGCGCTGGTAGACCTGCGGCTCGGAGAGTACCTGCACGGACGGGCCCGCGTAGCGCTTCTGCAGCTCTGCGGCGTCCTGCTCGCGCTTGTCGATCTCGGCGAGCTCGGCGATCCGCTCGTCGGTCGCGATGATCTCGTTCTTGATGCGGTCGAACTCGGCGCTTTCCTCGGCCGTGAGGTTGCGCTTGTCGGTGTTGGCCGGCTGCAGCGTCTTGTCGAGCTCTTCGGTGAGCACGCCGCGACGCTCCAGCAGGGTGCCGATCAGTGCGCGTGACATGACTGATCCCTCCTGTTGGACGGGTGGTGGTGGCGTGCCTGCCGCGTGGACGGGTGGTGGCCCGGGTGGTGCCCCATGTGGCTGCGGGGTCCGGCGCGGGCTCCGGCGCGATGCCGGGCAGGCGGAACGCCCCGTGCCGCGGTGCGGCCGGGGTGGCTTAGGGGTGCCTGTTAGAGGCGGGTGCGCGTCGGCGAGGCGAGCTTGAGCGCCTCGATCTGACGGGTGGCCAGGTCCAGGGACAGGCCGTCGCTCTGCTGGGTGCCCTGGACGTCGTCGACGTCGTCGTCATCGCCCTCGTCCGGCTCGTCGCCGTCAGGGTCCTGAGCGTCGTCCTCGTCCGGGTTGGGTACGCCCATCAGGTCGGCCAGCAGCGGCTGCGCGAGGTCGACGGCCTGGTCCGCCTCGGCGACCAGGTCCAGGACCTTGGAGAGGACCTCCATGGTCGCCGCGGAGAGCGACTTGCCTTCGCGCAGTTCGGCGGAGCGGGCTTTGACCCAGGAGCGCATCGCGGTGTCGGCGTCGGTGCGCTCGCGCGCGGCCGGGGCCGCGGGTTCGGTGGGCTCGGGATCGCCGACGTTCGTGCGCCCGCTGGCCGTGGCCTGGGCGATGCGCTCTTCCTTCGATCCGAGGATCTGCGCGAGGATCGCGCGGGTCTCGTCCGGGGTGTCGTCGCTCTGGGTGGCCAGGCCGACGATGTGCAGCATCGCGCCGAGGTCTCCCGGGGCGAGGTACTCGCCGGTGCGGCGCTTGTACGCCTCGCGCACCATCGCCGGGAAGCTGGAGCGGGCGAGGTTGGCGAGCTGGCGGGAGCGCAGGCCGACCAATCCGGCCGTGTGCGGGTTCGCCCCGTAGTTGACGATGGAGACGTCGCCCTTGTCGAGCGAGACCTCCTGGATGTCGTACTGCTCGTAGTCCGGGGACCACAGGCCCCGCGTGATCCAGAACGCGAACGACATCTCGTCGAGCTCGCCGCCGCGGATCGCGGAGACGATGATGCCGACGTCGGAGCGGTCCGGGTCGAGATCCGCCTCGACGTACAGGCCGGTGTCGTCCTCCGACAGGCGCAGGGTGCCCCGCGTGGTGCGCGCCATCGTGACGCCGCCATGGTTGGTCAAGTACGCGGTGTCGCAGCCCTCGTTGAGGGTCTTGGCGAATGCGCCCTGCCGCACGACCTCGGTGTATGGCCCGTACCAGTCGTACATCTCGAACGGGGCCTCGGTGACGCTGGCGTAGCCGGTGAAAAGCAGCCGGCTGCCGCCGGTGCCGTCGTCCTTCGCGCGCACGTTCATCTGCGACATTCGTGTGTTGAGGGCCTGGACCTTGATGGCGTCGA